GCCTCGATCTTCTGATGCTCGGCGGCGGGGACGACCAGCTTATCGGCGCGGGCCGCCAATTCTTCGGCCTCGACCCGTAGCCCGTCGGCCTTCTGGCGGGCGGCGGCGGCAGAGGCCTCGCGCCGGGCGAGGTCGCGGGCGCGGCGGTCCACGCCGTCCTCCCAGGGCGGCCTGGATTTCCTGAGGCAGCCGGGCGACTGCTTTCGCAGCGCGGCGACGACGTCGGCGGGCAGGTCCTTGCGCTCGTCTTTATAGTGCAGGCCCAGGGGGCCGACGACGGTCTCTAACATTACGATCCACATAATACAGATCTCCTGCTTTGGTTGCGGCTGGCCGGCCGGCCCCGGACTCATCCGGGGCCGGGCGGCGGTTGTCACTATCACGCCTCTATCAATTCTGCCAGGCCCATGCCGGCGGCGTTGTGCGGCATCTGATCGGAGGGAAAACCGATCGCTATCGCCGAGGCGGCGACGCCGGCCGTGCCGTCGCCCGCGTGCGGGGCCTGGATGCGGATGTAGCGCTTGTGGTCCTTGGCGAGATCGACGAAGACGGCGTACATCTTGCCGTCGTCCGAAGCGCCCGGGCAGGCCGAGAGGGCGGCGCTGCTGACGGCGGTATAGCTGCCGTCGGTCGTGTCGCACTGCTCGAGGAGCGGCGGCGTGCTTTCGGCCGTCGAGCCGAAGCCGATATCGATCGCCCCCATCTGGATCACGAACAGCAGGGCGGAGAGGCCCAAGGTGTCAACATAATTATTGGTCGTGAAATCGCCGTCGTCCTTCAGCTCGGGGTACAGGGCGTTGGTGAACTTCATGGCCTTTAACATCGCTCTTAAATCCATCTTAAAACCCTTTCAAAAGAGGTCTAATGCTCGAACAAAATATCCTTCCATCACCCTCGCTCAGCGAGGGCCGATCTCGCCGCCGGCGATTACGAGGCGGCGGTGATCAGGGCGCAGATCGGCCCGGCGTTGGTCGTATCGCCGACGCCGTGGACGTTGATCGCATGACGGTTGCAGCCGCGCACGGCGATCAGGCCCTGGTCGAAGTAGCGGTCGGAGCTGGAGGCGAACTCCAGGCCGCCGCGAACGCCGAGGATCGCGCCCATGCGGAGGTTGGCCAGCAGGGCGCATATCTGCGAGTTGCCCTCGGCCTTCGGCATTACCTGCGTGAAGCGGACGGGATAGCCGAAGTACTGCTTCTGGCGGGCGGCCGCGCCCAACGCCACCTCGGTGGCGGTTGCGCCGCCGACGGCCATGGCGCGGGCGATCATGACCGTCCAGTAGAAGTAGCGGTGGACGTACCACTTGGCGTCGCCGTTGTCGGCGTAGTCGGGCAGGATGCCGGGGACGGACTCGAAGTCGGCTAAGGTCAGCTCGCTGTAGGCGTTGCCCGTGCCGACGACGAGGGACTTGATATTGCCGATAGTGGCGTCGACGGCCCGCAGGGCGCCGACGATGCCCTTGAAGCCGTGGTACGTGCTGGTGCCGTCGCCCAGGAAGCCGCAGAGGTCCTCCTTGTAGGCGAAAGTGCGGGTGAACAGATCGGCCAGCAATTCACCCAGGGCGATGAGCGCATCGTCCTCGAGCTGCATGGAAAAGGCCGTGAGCGCCATTACGGCCTTGGGCGTCAGGCTGATCGACTTGATCGTCGGCGTGGTCTGCGTGATCGTGCCGCCCTCGCCGGGACAGTAGGTCTCCAGGAGCGAGTCGATCTTGGGCTGGATCGTTTCGCCGGCGCCCATCGGCATCACGAAGGCCTCGGATCGAAGGATGCCGTAGGTCTCGAAGAGCTTGAGGATGGTCGGGGCGTGCTCGACGGTGACCAGGGCGCCGCCGCCGGCCTGAGAGGAGCCGGTCATGGCCTTGCGGCCGTCGGAATCGACCCAGTAGGGCTCGACGCCCATATCATCGAGGGCCTTGACGGCGGCCTCGTGCCGGGCCTTGACCTTCTCGTGGCCGCCGGTGACGGCGGCGATCACGAGCAGGGCGAATTGCTTGGCCTCCAGCGGGCTGGAGAATTTGCCGGTGTATGCGCCGCCGGAAAAGAGCTCTTCTTTCTGCGAGGAGTTGACGCGGCGGACCTGCTTTTGCAGGTCGGCCACCTGGGCGGCGACCTCGGCTGCGCCGGAATTCAGCTTCTCGGCGTCGGTCTTCGTTGCCGCGAGGATTTCCTTGTCCTCTTTGGTCCGCTCGTCGATCAGGTCGGCGACCTCCTTCTTGGAGGCCATGTTCTTGGCGAGGTCGCCGACGGCCTTTTCGATCTTCTCGGCCGTCTCGGCCATTCGCTTGTTTACTAATTGTTCAATCTGTTTTTCATCCATGAGAGAACTCCTGTACTGTTTGAGTGATTGCTTCAAGGTGTCCGGACAATTCGGCCCCGGCGGGATCGGGCGAATCGGCCGGGCCGCCGGACAGCAGCTCGGCCGCAAACCCTTCCGAATCGGGGATAAGTAGCGATTTGATTTCGTCGATCGCGGCCTCGATATCCGCCAGCCGCTCGGCAAGCGCGCCGGATAGGGCATGGACCACCTGATCGACTACGGCATTGGCGAGGGCCTCTGCGGTCATGGGGTCATCGGCAGAGCGGCGGCCCCAGGATGCGACGCGGGCCAGCGCGGCGCGGTTGGCCGGGACGGCGACGGCGGAGATCTCCAATAGCTCGATCTTCGTCCAGACGTGGACGCTCCTGCCGTCGATCTGCTGCCGCTCGTCTTCCAGGCCGATAAAGCCGATAGAGATCGCCCGCATAACCCTGCGACGGTATTTGCCGGCCCACTTCTGGGATAATTCGTCCTCGTCGAACAAGAGCGGCATGGTGACGATGTGCCCTTCGAACTTGATGCCGTCGGTGATTATATTGCCTATGACCGGCGGATCGCCGGTGGCGTAGTTGTGGGTGTGGGCGCCCAGGACGACGGGGTTTTCGATAAATGACGCCATCGAATCCTTGAAGGCCGAGGGCAGGACGATCTCGCCGTACCGGTCGACCTCGTCGGTCGAGGCGACGATGTAGATCAGGTTCGGGTTCTTGGCGTCGATGCTCTTGACGCGGAGGAACATGAATCGCTCTTGTTGGCTGTCACTCTCTATGGGAGGCATCGGATATGTCCCTTAATAAATCATCGTAAGAGTAGAATTTAAGATTGCAGTAATACGCCAGGCCGAAGGCCTTGCCGGCGGCGAATATGGCGATCTCGCAGCACCGGCAGTTGATCACCTCGGCGGGCGAGCCCGAGGGGTCGGCGGGGTGCATGAGGAGACTATCGCCGACCCGGAAGGGCAGCCCCAGCGATATGCCGTCGGCGTAATCTCGCTCGGCCTGCTGATGCGACTCGCGCACCGAGCCGTCGCGGCTGGAGAGCCAGCCCCTCTTTTCGACGGCGGCGGCGGCCAGGCCCGCGTGCCGGCCGGCCCCGACCGCGCCCGCCGTCTGGGTGCGGGCGATCGACTGGGCGCGATTGAGATTGCCGCCTAAGGTCCTGCGGATTCTTGCTGACAGATCGACGAGCCCCTCGCCGGCGTCGAGCCCCTGCTTGAGCTGGCGGGCGACGGCGGCCTGGGTCGTGACGTTGACCTTGGTCAGTTTGTGCGCGCCGGTGATCAGGGCGCGGCGGACGGCGGGCCTCCGCTTGGCTATGTCGACCACGGCCTGGAGCTTGTCCTTATCGATAATGCCGGAGGCCTCGGCTAAGGCCTGGCGGATGCCCAATTCAGCGCCTTTGCCGAAAAAGGCGGCGTGGATCGCCTTTAGCCTCTTATCCTCGCTGGTCAAGTCCAGGACGATCCGGGCGATTATATCGTCGCCGGCCGCCTTGGCGGCCGACTTGGCGGGTGACATCGCCTTTTTCAGCAGCTCGATAAGCTGACGCTGCTGGCGCAAAAACAGCTTGCGAATGGCGACCCCGTACTCGCGCTCGAGTCCCGCCCAGGAGACGACCCAGTTTTGCCACACCCGGCGGCGCTTGGCGTCATCCTCTTTCGCCGAAGGCGAGGAAAAGGATTTATCGGCCGGCGGCTCTTCATCCTGCGGAGGCTCCTCGGCCGGAGGCTCCTCGCCCTCCGGCAGGGCCGGGCCGGTGACGCCCTCCAGCCCCGCCTCCAACGTGAAGCGGGCGGGGACCTGGCCCATGCCGATCCACCAGTCGTTGCCCCATTCCTGCTCTTCGTACGGCAGGTCGTGCGCCTGGATCAGGTCGTTTAGGGTGACGCCGGCGGCCGTGAACTTGAAGACCGATTCGGCGGTCTTTAATAATTGCTCCTGCATGGCCGGGTGCTGGGATAGATCGAACCACGCGAAGAGGCCCGCACCCGATTGCAGCGCCTTGTATTTGGCCGAGCGATAATCCGCCCGGCGGCGCAGATTGAATCGCGGCCCGCAAAAAGACGCGCTCCTCGTCACCGCAACGCCGGCGTGTTTGCTGAACCGGTAGCGGCGGAGGAGGCCGTCGGTGATGTGGCCGGCGACGAAGGATAAGAGCGGCGAGACGGTGTTCTGCACGAACCGCAATTGCGCGGGGCCGTGGGCGTATTGGGCCTCCGGGTTGAGGCCTACCAATTCGCCCGGCACGCCGAAGGCGGCGCAGATCGCGCCGGCGTCGAGCTTGCGCAGGTCCAGCATCTGCAGATCGACCATCGTCTGCGTGAAGGGCTTGATATCGCCGCCGCCCTCGGCGAGAAAGGCCAGGCCGGCGTTGCGGGCGCCCGCGTGGGCCGACTGGAACTCGGCCTTGTACGCCGCCCTCTGGTCGGCGTCTAATTTGACGCCGGCCGGGATCACTATCACCACGCCGATCCGCGCGCCGTTGGCCAGGGTCTGCTCCGAATAGTGCGCCGCCTGGTACGCCGACGATATGCTTAACTTGGCGGCGTCGGCGGGGCCCAGCCCTTTTGTCTTGCTGTACGGATTGAAGTCGAGGACCGGCCAGACGTCCTCCAGCAGCAGCGGTATCCGCTTACCCCCTTCGACCTGCAGTTGGTAGCCGACCAGCAGCCCGTTTCGAACGACGGGCTTGCAGGTGTCGCGGCCCGCCACGAGAATCTGCTTCGGCTTTAGCCCGTCCAGCTTGGTGAATATCCAGTAGACCTCGCCCTGGAGGGCCAGGTAGCCGATCGTGTCGGTGATAAACGACTGCCACGACATGTCGGGATTATTGAGCAGTATATCGTATAATGGCCCGGATTCGACGATGTCGTCTGCGGGCGTGGAAAAGACCAAGGGGATATCGCGGCAGGTCCGCACGATCAACGCCAGGCAGGCGTATACCCACTCCACCTGCTCCGCCGGCTTGGTCGGGCGATTCGCGGCGTCGCCGCCGATATCGAGACCCATGTCCCAGAGCCGGCCGAGCTGACTGAGCGATATGTCCTTGACTTGGACCTGTGGTTCGGGCATTTATACAGCTCCTGTCAAACAGGTTATGCGTGGCAATACGAGGGGCGACGAGGCGGCCTCGATGCCGAGGGCGGCGGCCCAGAACTCGTCGGCGTGGCCGGCGTCGGTCCGCGCGGCGTCGAAACGGATATTGCCGGCGAGCGTCACCGTCTTTCGCACGCTGTGAAACGACTCGCGAATCTCGCGGTCGCCGGGCACCCGGAGGCGGCGATCCTCGAAACGGCCCAGGACCGAAGAGGCGAGGTGCTCCTTGATCTGCGCCGTGAACTTCACCTTCTCGACGCGATATTCGCCGAAGCGGACCTGGAGGCTCTCGGCTAACATGTCGCCTATCCCGGTGGCGTCAATACAGCAGCGCAGGACGTTCTGGTTGGCCAGCAGGTCGGAGATCTGCTCGAGCTGGGCCCCGTAAGGGGTCTTTCGCAAGGGAATGACCAGGCGGGCGATAAGGACGTCGCCGACTAATTCCCATATCCAGATAACGGTCAGGTCCTTTTCTCGGCCGACGTCGACGCCCATATAGTACGTATGCGATCCGGCTGCGCGGGCGACAATCGCCGCCAGGCAGTCGGGCGATTCGCAGGATTGATAGAGATCGTACGGGATAAGGGTCGACGCCGACGCCGACGGGACGCACATATACTCCTGGTTGAAGGCGTCCTCGTTGCGGCAGCGGGCGCGGCACTCGCGGATGAATCGCTCGCGGGCGGCCAGATCGACCCTGTCGAGTTTGTAAATCTTTTCCGCCAGGCCCTGGTCGACGGCGACGGTGATCGGCGTGTAATGGTAACTCCAGGGCAGGACCGGGTCCCTGGCGGGATCCAGCTCGCCGGCCTCGATCTGCTTGGCGGTCTTGACGAGACGGTCGAATTCGGAGCCCTCGCCGTTGCGGGTCGTTAAGATCGAGATATCGTAACCCCAGGTGGTGACGGGCTGGGCGGCGTCCAGCATCGGGCCCGGCTGATCGTGCCAGTCGAATTCATCGAGGCAGACATCGCCGCCCTTCGAGCGGAAGCGGCGGGGGTTGCTCGACATGCAGTTCACCCGGCTGGCGTTGGGAAATTCCACGACGTAGTTGTTGAACCGATAGCCCTGGTCATCCTCGAGCTGCTCGGTGAGCTCGCGGATAACGACCTGCATCATCTCGCACCACAGGCGGCAGTAGAGGGCGAATTCGACGGCGGCCGACTCGTCGGCGGAGCTGAACCAGTAGTCGCGCCTTTCGTCGATGGTGTTGCGGCGGCGGCAGGCGCGGTAGCTCTCGGCGTAGGTCGCGCCGATGCGGCGGGATTTGTCCCATAGCTTGAAGCGGGTATCGTCGGTGATCCAGCGGCTCTGGTAGCCGAGAAAATAACCGGGTGACAAGAGGGGCTCGGTCATGGCTTGATAACCCCCAGGTGCTCGTCGATAATCTGCTGGATCAGCTTGCGGTCGACGCCGGCGTCGCCGAGCTGCTTTTCGGTGGAGGCGGCGGCCGTGCGGACCTTCTCTTCGATTGAGCTGCGGGCGTAGCTGTCCGCCTTGATGCTGACGGCGGCGCAGTCGCGGATGGCGGCGGCCACCTCCTTGAGCTGCTTGGCGCTATAGGTCTCGCTGCTGGTCATCAGCTCGAGCAAAAGGGCCGTCGCCATCTCCGCTGCCGCCTTCTGCGTCTGCGGCGCATCCTCGGCGGTCAGGCCCGCCATCGTGTTGCGGGCTATCAGGCCTGCCGTCTTCATCCGCTCGATTGCGCGGAGGCCCTTGGCCCATCGGGCGACGGCCGAGCGGCTTACCGAACGGCCCTGAGTCACGCACCAGGCGACGATGTCGTCGTAGGTGGGTGAACCGTCTTTCTCGCCGGGATAATCGGCCGGCCATGCGCCGTCGACCACCATCCGCGTGATTGAGCTGCGGACGGAGGCGGGCAGACGATCTATCGAGCTGTGGCTGCGTCTCGTCATACGATTACGTGCGGTTGCGGAGAACAGTCGTAATGTCCCGCTCGGCAGAGCCTATCCGCCTGCGAATTATATTCTTCTGCTCCTGCTCGAGCTTTATGCCGGCGCGACAGTGGGCGATCCGCTTGCGGGCCGAAGCGATTAACTGCCGGAACTCCGCAATATCGGCATCGCAGGCGGCGATGCGATTCCTGTTCTGCGCGACATGGCAGCGCATATCGGCCAGGTACAGGTCTTGCCTTATACGTGGCCGCGCGTCCTTGGTTTCAGCCGTCTTGATTTTGGTTTTAGTCGTCTTTTGGGTCATACATTAGATCTCCAAAGCCGGGTCCGATTGGGTTTTGTCGGCGATCTCCTTGCCCTCTGCGGTTAAGCGCAGGCACTTGGCGTCGAAACTATCGGCGCCGCCGATCTCCTCATCGATGAACTCGATGTATCCCTTATCCCTCAGATACGTGACGTCTTTCCGCAGGAGGTCGAGCGTGTAGTGCTCGTCGAACGCGCACATGACGCGGTAGAGGGTCCGGACCTGCAGGGGCGTGGGGTACATGCGATTCAGATTTTGCAGGATGAGGTGGCGGGCCTGCAGCAGCTTGATGGTTTCCGGGTCCTTAGCCATTGGGGTCCCCCTTCATTTGCCGCACGATCTGGCGGGCGATGTCGCCGGCTATCTGCGGCATCTTGTCCACGACGACCGTCGTCTTGCCCTCGAGCGAGGCGAGCGATTTGGTGACGCCCTCCATTGTGCGCCGGGCAAAGCCGGTCTCTCGCAAAAACGCCTCACTCGAGACGAACGAACGTTCGCAGTCGGTTTTGCATTCGGCCATCCGGGTGCGGAGGTCGCCGACGCCGTCGCCGGCGGCGGATATCTTCTGCTCGTGCTTGGCGATCTGCTCGTCCTGGCGGTCCATTCGCTCGGCGAACGTCTGCAAATAGAGCTTTATTGACCGCAAATAAAGTACTATCAGGAGGCCGACCACGCCGACCAGGCCGCCCATCAGGGCGGTATTGGCATCTATGCCGGTCATGTGGAGGCCCTCACTTTTGCGACGATGGTCTTGGTCGTGGGCGACTGCGAGGACTGGGCCTGCTTGAAGACGGCGACGGCCTTTTGGTCGCCCTCTTTTTGCGCCTGCTCTTTGAAGAGATCGTTGTTCTTGACGACCTCCTGCAGGGCCTTCGACTTGGCGCGCATTTGGGCCAGGTACGCGGCGAATTTTCCGGCGCCCGCGCCGCCCAGGACTCCGCAGATCGCTATGCCCAGATCGATGACGCTATCGGCCGCCTCCCAGGGGTCGGGCCGACGTGCGGCGTCGGCCTCGGCGGCGGCGACGATCGTATCGAATTGCTCGGCATCGGGCGGCTCGGCGGGGCGGCCGATATAGGTTAGCGCCGCGCGGGTGCCGGACTCGAGGCGCTTGGCGGCGGGGCTTGCGGCGTCGGTCCCCTCGGCGGCAACTTTCGCTGCGAGGGCGTGGGTCAATTCGGCCGTCTGCTTCTGCGGCTCGGAGGGCGCGAAGCGGAGGGCGTCCTGGCAGCCGGCGAGAAAAAGGAGGGTGAGGGAAACGACGATTGAGAAGGGTCGCATTGGAAATCCTTTCCATTAAAAAGATCATCCGTGATAGTTATAGGGGGGCTTTATATAGACAGAGAGCCCGCCAACAAGGTTTGCTTTAACCCGGTCGACGGGCCGGCGTTTCTGCGGTCCCGCTGGGCGTCTGTGAGGCAGCGCCCTATCGATCTACAGGGCAATTATCGGCTCGGATGGGGGGCTGTCAATACTATTTTTCAGAATTTTCGGATTTTTCGCGGGCGAGGGTGTTGGCGTTGATGGCGTCGATGATGGCGGCTATGCCGAGGGGGATGCAGCAGACTATGGCTGAGCCGAGGAACGCGCCGGCCACAATGAGAGCCGAAAGGAGGAAGGATAGCGGGTCGCCGACGGAGGCGAGGAGGGCGAGGGTGGCGAAGGAGCCGGCAGATACGATGAATAGGCAGACGCGGCCGATTGTGCGGAAAAAGGTGGGTGACGGCAAGGCGGGCTCGGTCGGGGGGAGCGGGAGCGGCCATGGCGGCGGGGGCTCCGGGGGCGGCGGGGGATAATAGGGTGCGGCGGCGAAGGGCTTTTTGCACATTCGGCACTTGATTTGGGTCCCGGCGTACTCGCGGGGGACGCGCTGGACATGACCGCAGGCTGGGCATTTGGAGTCCATAAGGATATTATAACAGGTTTTGCAAGGGCGCGGGGGTGT